TTCTCCGCTTGATTTGGTCAATGTGGATTTGGCATCGAATTCAACGAGCCAAATAGTTTTAATCCCTGCTGATGCGGTTTTGCAATCGAGGGTAAATCCGGTGGTTAGTACGCAAGGCATATTTTTTTTTGATTAAAAAAGGGGGTAGGGTTGTGCCCCACCCCCCGGGTTAAAAATTCAGTTCAGTTACAGAGTAAAGTAAACGATTTGCTCAGGGAATGCGATTTGCGTTCCGTATTTGAAAGTTGCACGGTAGCGAACTTCATCGTTGTCTTGGCTGTACCAAAACTTGTACTCCTCTTCCTCATTCATCATGTCAGTACCGATGAACAAGTTAGACCAAAGACCAGCAACGATTTTGTTAGTGCCGTTCATTCCGTTCAAGCCGTAGATTTTGATGCCAGTAATAGGGTCAACAATCTCCATGTCAGCAGTTTCTACAGCAGCATAGTGGTAAAGGTTAGCACCTACCAACCAAGTGCGATACAAACGGAAAGTGTCGGTTCCCATTGCAATCATCAGGTCAGGCTTGCCCAACAAAGCGGCAGGAATAACGCTGTAAATGGTAGCAATGATGTCGTCAATGTTTGAAGCAGTGATTGAAGCGTAAGCATCAGCCACGTTTCCTTTGATTGGGTCGCCTGAGCCACCAAAACCAAGGGCAGTCAAGATAGTCAAGAAACCATCCCATTTGCTGCTGTTTCCGCTGCCTGCGGTGTTACCCTGCCAAATAGCAGTTTCGATAGCTTCAGCAATTTTGCCAGCTTTTTCAGCACCAATTTGGTCTTGGAACACACCCAAATCAACGGGTGAACCAGCGGCCAAGCCTTGCTGTGTGAATTTGGTTTCCAAAGTTTTAGGGCAAAGAGTTTCCTCAACCTTAACCTTTCCAACGGTCAACACACGCTGGCTGATGGTGGTGTTACCTGATGCAGAATATCCGCAACCATCGGTTTGAAAGAAAACATCACTGCTCAAAAGTGGAAGTGCCTCGGCAGATTTGATGCCGGGAATTACTTGTCCTGCGCCCTGCAACAAAGACGCGGTCTTGCTGCTGAACATTGCTTTAACTAAAAGCTCGAGTTGGGTTTCCTTGGTATAGTTAGTCAACCCTGATACTACAAATGCCATTTTTTATTTATTTTTTGTTGTTTTTAAGTGCTGAAGCAAAACCTTTCAATGCTTCGTTTTTTTCAGTTTTAACCGGGCCGAAAGGTTTGTTGGTAGGCTCGGGGGTTTGTGATGCAAATTTTTCAAAAACGCTAAATGTCTCTTCAACCTTGCTGCCAAGGGAAACAAGCATTTCCTCTAATTTTGCGATGCGGTCGTTCAGGGCTGCAAATTCCTCTTTGCTGGCAAATTCAACAATCACCTCATTTTCGGGAGCTTCGGGAGCTTCCATCTCTTTGGTTTCAATGTTGGTAATCATGCCATCAACGGTAGTAATCAGCAATCCCTCGGTGGTTTCGTGTGTGCCATCGGGAGCAGGCACAATGCCTTCCAACCCAACTACATTTAAAGCTGCTCCGATAACCGCTTCCTCACCCTCAAATGATACGATTGTACCATCAACAAGGGTCAGTTCAGCAAATTTCATCGCAGGCTCGGCACTTTCAAAACGCTGGCGCACCTCTGCCATAAATGCAGAAAGTCCGCTTTTCATTTCGGAAAGTTCAATTTTGATGTCCATACGTGTAGAATAATAGTTATTTGATTTCCTCTGCAAAATTTTTAAGCATGGCTGCGATTTCGCGCATGGCTACGGCAATGTCATCCTGCTGCTCCATGTCGAATAAGCCCTCAACGGAAAACCCTTTCCATTCGCCTGCTTTTACCTTTGTCCAAATTTCATCGTTATCAATTAGGTAGCTGGCAAATGCGCTGCCATCTTCTGCATCTTCATAACCCTTTGGCGGCATTACACCGCGCTCCCGGTCAATTAAATAAAGTTCAATCATGTGGACACCCTCATCCACCGGGTTGGCATGGTCGGTGTTTACCGCCTTGTACAACCCTTTCCGGGCCATCTTTTTAATGATGCTGAAAATCGTATCGGGTGGAAATGTAACGTAATACTCACCACGCACATCATCGTATCGGTAAATTGGTACATTTGCCAGCATGATAGGGCCGGAAATGATGCGCTTTTCCTCATCTTGTACGCTGTATGCCTGCCTCATGTCAATTTGTTGCAGCTTGCGCTGCGCCCATTCAACACCCTCGTCACCGCCCCAAGCCAACCACATAAGCCTGCCGCATCCATCTCCTAATTCTTTGTCGCTGTTTTGGCGGTGTCTTTCAAATCCTGCCATTCTTGCAATCGTGTCGCGGCTGATATTTTCACCATTGGCTAACTGATTGGCCCTGGCTTTGCCCACATCGGTTCCGCATTCACCCCATCCGTTTTCGTGTGCCCAACGCAGTGCCACCTTTGCATTTTCTTTGGCCGCTTCAGGGTAGTCATTGTAGGTTTCAAACTTTTGTAATTCGTCTTTGTGGTAAAGATACTGACTATCCGCTGTATGCGTTGCCCCGGTCATCAACCTACCATCAGCGTCTTTATGCGTTGGGCCTTCATATAACTTACCATCCTCGGTGTAGTGCGGCATTCCCTCGGCAAATTCTTTCCGGGCTTCCCACTTGGAATAACACACGGCTGCTGCTTGGTCTTGTTCCATGCCCTCGCCAACCATTACCGGGATGCAACGGCTGATAAATTCATCCTCATTTTCCTTTGCGCCAGGTTCCACAAATTCTTGGAATAGCAGGAAATCTTTTTTTATTGCAGGCTTGTCAACAAGTGAAACGAACTCGATGCCCGTTTCGTCATCTTCATTGACCACTATTTTATACACTGGGTAATCCATATTTACAATAGTACAATTAAACGACACTGGTATTTCTTAGCCTACGCACACGGGTTTGGGTTTTGGTGATGTCACCCTCAAGCACGTACACCCGGCCCATTCCACCAAACTGCCCCTCATCAGGAAGCGCACCGCCTGCGGTCGGGGTGAATGATGGAGCAGCAGGAACATTGCCGCCACCGCCACCGCCTGCATCTTTGCTTTCAAACTTGGTTTTTTTGATTGCGGCCACCCTTGTCAAACCCGATGCGATTGCAAGGCCAGCAGCAATAGCCGCCCTCACTGGTGCATCCGGGGTTGGGATTGCCATTTGCGAAGCGTAGGCCGATTGTGCAGCCATGTAGGTTTCAACTATTGCCTGCGCTGTGCTTGCCGCTTTTTTGATTTCAAACGCTTTCCTTTGTTGCTCCTCGGATTGCCCGGCAAATGTGCTGGCAAGGTCACCGATTGCAGCAAACCCCTCGGCAGTCATTTTCAATGTTGCTTCCTCTGCCTTTTGCTTATCTTCCTCGGCTTTCTTTTTTGCTTCAACATCCTTGTCGTAAACCTCTTTCTTTTTGGCTGCGATTTGCAGTTCAATATCAACGATGGATTGCCCCTGCTCCAAGCGCAGTCGTTTTTCCTCTTCCATGCGCTGCAATTCCAGTGCTGCAAGTTGCTCCGGGGTTGCGTTGTTTTGGATGGCAACGAGCTGTTTCTTTTTGTAGTAATCGTTTAACCCGGTCAGTTCTTCTTCATCCTTACCCTTTTTCCATGCAGCCAAATCAGCGGCAACCTTTTTAGCTTCCTCTGCCTGCTTTTTGTCAATATCCAAAAGGCTTTTGTCATAGGCCGCTTTCGCTGCTGTTTCTTGCAGTTGGTATTTCTTATTGATGTTTTCCTTTGCGGTTGCGGTTAAGTTTTCCTGCCTTAATTCGTTGGCTTTTGCTTCCTTTATACGCTCCAAATCATTGGTGTATTTGACCGCTGCAAGTTCCGTTTCATTTTTGGCAGCCGTTTCCAGGGCCTTGCGCTTTTCCTCGTTAAGAGAGAGTAAAGTGTTACGCTCATTTTCTGCCCTTTGTTTGGCTATTTCAACCGCTTTCTTGTAATTTTCCTCGGCTGTTTTCTGCGCATCCTCCGCAGCTTTTTTGGTGTCGTCTTTTAGCTTTTTGTCATATTCAGCAGACATCACCAGCAATTTGGTTTTAAGTTCCCGGAATTGCTTTGCTTCATCCTCGGATAATTTGCCTTTGACTTTCAGGGTTTCGCGCAGCGTTTGCAATTCGTTGTTGGCCTGCTTCACCCTCATCGCATAAATGTCCTTTTCCTTACCGCCCTGCGCTGTCAAAACCTTGATGCGGTTCTCCATGTCCTCGTTTGCACGTTCATTGGCTGCGCTCAATTTATCAAGCTGTCTTTCGGCTTCGCTTGTGATACCAACAAAGTCAGTAAATTGCTGCACCAAATCACCAACTGCACGAATTAAGCTGCCCAATGGACTGGACATAATCCAATCCGATATGGCTTCAAAGTTATTGACTACAACCCCAATAAGAATAGCCAGCGCACCGATACCCGTTGCAATGATTGCACCCTTTAATGTGGTGAAAGCAGCTATTACGTTGGTCTTAATGAGCTGCGCCATTGCACCAAAGGAGTTTTTCATGGCCATTAGCTGGTCCATCCCTTGGGCAAATGCCATTGCACCCTGCACTTTTAACAAAGCCTTTTGGACATCCTCACTTTCGGAGCCAAACAATGCCATTGCACCCTGAGCCGCTTGAATTCCCCCGGTCATTCCTTTGACAACCGTACCAATCGCGGCAAATTTATCCGGGTTCAATGCAGCAACACGCTGTTGAAAATCACCCATTTGGTCTTTGAGCTTTGCGACATTCTGCGCTGCCGCTGTTGCTTCGGGTGAAAACTCACCAAACTTTTGAGCCAGCAATACAGCTTCCTGCGTTGCTTCCCTGATTTGTGTTTTTAGCGATTTTACGCTTTCCGTGCCACTGGTTTTGGCTTCGAGATTTATTGCTACCGTTGTAGTTGCCATTTTATTTATTTGTTAAAACATACCACTCAATGCCATCACTGACAAGGTAGGTTGTTCCGTATTGGTTGTTGATGTTGTAGTGGTCGTGATTGTCGATTAAGTCACCCGTGCTGGGTTCAATCCGTAGTGTGCCGCCTGCACCTTTTTTGACCACCCAAAACGCTTTTGATGTGCTGGTGGATGCCGGGGGCAAAGTGATGGTATGGTTACCATTCGCAGAAAAGATAATGATGTCATATTGCAGCTCGGCTGTGTAGTTGGCTGTCGGGTACACGAAACGATTGCTGCCGAAATTGTTGTTATTAATTAACTGCCCTTGTATCCACACCTCGCCACATCCTGCGTAACCTGATGCAGGAGCTTCACCAATCACGATGCTGTCATCGCAAAGGAAAGTCACCCCACTTGTCGCAAATGCAGCGTTGCGCTGCCCCAAATTGGTTAAACTTGTACCAACCATCACACCATCCCCTGCTTGGTTGAAATCCCCAATATCCAAACCTCGCTGCTGAATTACTTTGCCGGACACATTGCCACCCCTTGGGTCGTATTCCTCATTCCTGCCACTGCTTTGCGTTCCACCACCGCCAATACTTCCGCTGCTGGCAGTAAATGTTGGCCCGGTTTTCAGAAAAAGAAACTCACAAATATTGACTGATGGGTTAATCGGGTCGTAATCCTCAACTTTATTCAGCCGGAAATAGTTATTGTCAAAATAATACAAGTCACGAAACGACAATTTTTCCATGTCAGCCGGAGTAAGGTAGAAATTACCCCTCACAATCTTGCTGTCTTTGTCTATTATCTCGCTCATGTATTTGCTCCAATAGGCATTGAATAGATTATTGTTGGTAATTTCACTGCCAGCAGGAACACCAATAAACCTTGGCATCCCGAAATTGATGTCGCTGGTGGATAATCTTGGATTGTCCAAATGCCCGGTGTAGGGGTAATTTGTTTTGCTTGTATATGTTGCCCCGATTGGTGATATTTTGCCGTTGTAAACCCGGTATAAATTGCAGCTCAAAGCAGCAAATTGTAAAATCCTTAGCTTTCCGGTGTTAAATGATAGGTTGTTCCCGGTGTCAATATTGGTCAGCGTTTTGTCGTTGCTGTTGAATGTGTTTAATAGGCTTGGCGCAAATCCGGTTTCGACTTTCTTTTCATCCTTTACAAAATCATTTTGAATAAAAATCTGCCTATCCCCATAGGTCCGGTTGTAATCCTCTTTGTATTCCTTATTCCCGGTATCGTCACCCTCGGCATAAGTGAACAAATACTTCCCTGCATCAAGCTCGCCCATCGGAATAATCTCAAGCGGTTGAGATAAATCCCTTTTGGCTGTCCAGTTGCTGACATTGGTTGTGTAAAATTCCTCTCTCGGTAAAATCAATAATTGCTTTGCCATTTCGGTAGGCTCCACATATAAATTGAACATCCGAAATACCCATTTCAAAAATTCCGATTGTTTGGTTTCATCGGTAAAAAATCCGGTAAAATCTAAACTATTGCCGTACCCAGTTGCATCAACAATTTGGTTGAAAAATTTGGAGCCTGCATTTTGAGTAAATGAATTAAGGGTGATGTCAGTTCGCACACCAATCAGCTGCCTATTGACTTCGATATTGTCAAGTAAAATAGACACTACATCACCTGAATTTAGGGCCAATGCTTCACCCACCAAAATAGTTTCATTAAAAGCAAGTGCTTTTGTTTCCGGTGTGCTTGTATGGGTTGTAGCTATATTCTGCCCATTGCGCACAGCCAAGCGTGTGCCGTTCACATAGATAGAATAAATGCAGTTGAAATTTTGAACAATACCTTGGCTTGTAACTGAATTGAAAGTTACGTTTAAAGCAGAATTGTTGTAAAAAAACAAATCATAAATCCCGGTCTTTCCAACGGTGAACTCACTTGTTGTAGTGCTGAATTGATTTGATGGGTCGCTGACTTTGGTTTGAAAAGTTATTTTTTGCGGTATGGTTATGGTTTGACCGCTTGCTTTTTGAACAACAAATTGCCGGGATTGTATTTCAGCTTCCGGCAAAACCGGGAATTGTGTTTGGCATGGAACCACTAACCGCCTGAATTGAGCGGTATTAAAAAAGCTGCCACTTGTATAGGTGTACCCGGCCCCACTGAAAATCTTATCAACTACTGTTTTGGCATACAAACAAAGGCTCATGTCATCGGTTTGCATATAGTTGTAATCCGCATATTTGCCATTGTCCAGCCATGTGTAAACATAACCATCCCCGATTGGCGCACCACCGCTGAAATTTACAAAGCCACTGCTGTTTTTTATGATGGAAGTATCCCAAGAATTGAACACATTTGTATCGTTCAAAACGTGGTTGTACTCCGTGAAATCCAAATCCGACAATTTCTTATCCGCTATCTTAGCAGATAGGTCAGCCAGCTGCCCGTGCATCGAGCATTCATACTCAATTTGGTTGAAATCGTTTACCTTTATTGAGAGCAAACGGATAAATCCCTCAATTTGGGTGACCTCATCCACTTGCAGGATGGCATCTGCTTTCAAATTTGGGTTGAAATCCGGGCTGAAATTGGTTGCGCTGGTGTTGTGGATGCTCAAATTCAAATCAAACAAGTGGGTGAATAGCTTGTTGTTTGCCTTTGTGCCTGGCAGCGTAAATGTTTTTGACCAATCGG